TTTCAGTAGCAGCCGCAGTAGTACCAGCCTCACCAGCATCAGCCGTATGCAACTTCACATACACGTTCGTTGGCATAGTCCACGCAGTCTTACCCGTCGTGTGTTCCAAAATCTTTAACTCAGCGTAGTTCGAAATAGACATACAAACCTTTCGTTCAACATACTATACCAAAAGCAAAAGCCCCCCGCCGAAGCAGGGGGCTAAAGCCATATTCAACTAATTATTAGTTTGCACCAATTGAAGATGCTGACTCAATTCGACGAAGCGAAGCCTCGCGGAAGCGACCATAGCCGCCAAGCCAGTACCAACCGATTGGCTGGAGACGCATCAAAAGGTCAGTCACGTTACCGCGAACAATCTTTGGTACTGCTCCGTTGCCATCTTGCGCACTGAAAGCCTTAGCAAGAGCCTGACGACCCATGATATGTGTGCAATATGCATCAATCGTTCCAGTTGTGCTGGTACCGTTCGAAGCGTTCGTGAACACTTTGGCTCGTGGTGTCTCAATGAAACGTACCGACTCAAACAAGCCGATTTCTCCATTGTAGATACCTTCTGGGTTTACGTAGTTTGCAGGGGTACGCCATGCTGATACGTCGGTGTTCGAACGGAAGTCGTACGAAACGTCTGGGTGGATGAAGCCGATGTAAGAACCGTTGAAGGTTGCTACGTTTGCTCCACGCAACTGTGCGACAGTCCTGCGAACATCATCAGCGTGCAAAATGTCATCCGTTTGGATTGACTCTCGGCTCGTTGGTGTTGTTGAGCCACCTGTGGCGTAAATTACGTTGGTTCCTGCGGCAAGAACTTCACGGACAACTTGGTCGATTGAATCGCCTGCGTTGTAACCAATGATGTTTGCTGCTGCTGAGTCAACATCCAAGAACGCTGTTCCGCGCAACTTGGCTGTGGTGACAACTGCGTTACCGTATTCGTTAAGAGTTACGGTTACTTGGCTGTCGGACAATGCTGTTGGAGTAACGTCGGTCACTTCGTTCAGTGTTGACGTTGCTGCTGCAATGTCGCTGAAAATTGTGAATGTGACGCCAGTTCCTGGCATTGCCTGCTGTACTGGTTGTACGTCTGCTGCCTGGTCGAACAAGAGTTCTGAACGCAACGCAAAATATGCGAGACGGTCAAATGCTACCTGGTCAACAGACAGAGACGAGAGTTGGGTTTCGCCTGCCATGATTATTTTTCCTTTGTGTAGAAGTTGTTACGAATTTTGTAGTGATATTCGTGCTTCTGCCAGGATTGAATCTACTTCTTGAGGGCTTCGTGCGTCGTTAAGCCTTCGAGTCCAGTCAACAGGTGGTTGCGTTGTTTGGGTTCCTGCCGCAATTTTTGCGGTTCGTTGCCAAGCGTTTGCTTCTTCTCTGCTAGGGGTGGAATCTGGGGGACTAATCAGTTGCGCCTCAACAGCGGCATCCCTAATGGCATCTGGGGAAAGTTCTCCGTCGTAGCCTTTAATAAAGTACTTTGACGCTGGTGCAGTGAGGTCGATGCCTGCTTTCACGAACGCTAGTTCTCTTTTTGCTACTTCAGATTCCGCTACCAACTTGCGTAGGTCGGCGGTTTCTTTCTCCAATTGTTTCATCCTTGCCCTAACAGGGTTTTGGTTTGATTCCATTTGGTCTTCGTTGTCGTAGTTGTCAATATCTGACATATGGCACTCTCGTTTCTGCCCACACCATGTCCGAGGTACGTGGTGGCTGCGGTTGATTGGTCACCCCATGTCGCCGTACGGTGCGGGGGATTCCCGTACAGGTTCCTACCGTTTAAGGTATCGTTTGTAACTATAACACAACTTATTTAATAATGTGTGCTATTCACCTACGGTAGTAAGACCGATGTTGGATTGTTGTCCTTGGGCGAAACTTCCACCTGCTTGGAAGGTTGCTGTGCGTCGACGTTTAGTTTTGGCTACTCGTTGTGCGGCGGCAGCGTTTGTTCCTAATGTTCCTGCGACTAGTTCTTCTTGGGTCAACGCTTGTTCTCCTTGGAGTGGGCGGGTGAGTTCTTGTAGTTGGGATACTTCGCTGAAGGCTTGTCGGGCTGCGTCTTGGGTTACGCCTTGTTGGACGAGTAGTTCTGCGGCTGGTGCTCCAAGGCTGATGCCTGCTTGTTGGCGGGCTTGCGAGGCTACTTCGGCTGCTCTGGCTGCTCTTACTACTGCGTCTTTGGTTCTGTTTGGGTCTACGAAGAACGCTGCAAGTGTGCTGTCATCTAGTCCATATAGGCTTTTGAGTTCGTTGACGATGGCTGGGTCAGCGTTTTTGACTGAGGCGTAGCCTTGGTCTACTCGGGCTTTGATTTCGTCTGGGGAGATGTCGTTGGCAATGAAGTTGGCGAAGTCTTCTGGGGCGTTGTAGAAGTCTGCTGGCATACCTGCACTCAGTAGCGTATTACGGTATGAGGACTCTAACTGCAAATACTGACTCACCGAATAGGCAGGTTTGTTGGCAGCACGTCGAGCCTCATTGCCAGAAAACCTGTCCTGAAATGCAGCAGATTCACGCAACTGAATACCAATATCATCTATGGTCGATGATGCTGTTAAACGTCGGTCAGCCAAAGCACCCTTAACATCAGCCAACAACTGTGGGTTATCCATCCCATAGTATTTTAGGGTTGCCTGCAAAATGCTTGTAGCAGTTTCTGTGTTGTCAGCGTTTTGCTGTTCATTGAAATCTCTAATAATTTGTTGGACATCTTCTGGTGTGACATACGTTGGGCTGGTTGTGTCTTCTTCTGTTCCAGTTCCAGCCATACCAGTAGCCACAGCAGGACCGCCAGACAGATACCCTGGGTCCATTGGAAAACGACCTTGAGGGTCACGCAAATCTATATTGGCAATATCAAGATTGGCAAAACCAAAATCCACACCACTAAAATCCATTTGCGACATTAGATAATCCTTCCGAACGCTTGAACCAAATTAGCAGCCAAACCCCTAGCCTCATCTTTGGCATTATTGGTTTTTTCCCAACCATACCGAGAATCTGTACGCAACAACTTTTCCCATTCACCTTTTGACATTACACGTTTCTTGCCTTCTTCACCGAAGTTCAACGCAACCTCATAGTTGGCTGCAGACATGTCAATAGTGTTTGGGTCTAATTCTAATAGTTTTGCTGCAGAAGTCTGGTAACTCGAAGCAATATCCTGCAAAGTTAAACCTTGCTCAAGCAAACCATCAAGATGCCCATATGTTTGACCAGCAAGATACCGTTGTTGACGTTGAACATCTGCAGTACCTATTTCCCCAGTGAGTACCTTTTCAACAGTCTCTTGGGACAGTTCATTAAAATACTGTTTGCCAATTAGTTTGACATTCAAATAGTCATTGCCTGCAGTAACTCTAGACAACGCTGTTGGGTTGACATATTTGCCATCTACCTTTTTGAAAACTTCTTTATAGGTTTCTTGTTTGAGACGGTCACCTGTATAGCCCATGTTGATAGCGGTATGAACAAACTTTGTAAAATCTGTACCACCAAAACCTAAATCTCCTACAACGTTTTTGATTTCACGAACTTTGCCCGACTGTGCTAGTTCTTTAACAAAATCTGTGCCTTCAAGTTTTGCGTCATACGCATTTTTTTCTTCAATAGTTAGCGGGCGTGGCAGTGCGTATTGTTTAAGAACAGCAAATAGTTGTGGGTATTTGGTACGGTCAAGTTCGGTCAGATACCATGCTTTAGCAGGGTTGTTTTGTATAAAGATTTGTTCCCAAGAATTATCTGTTGCTGCAGCAGTTGTTTGCGATGTTTGATATTCAGAACGTAATGTCTTGCGGTTTGCGGGGGTATCAGCCAAACCTTTTGCTTTCAACTGTTCAGCAACATATGTTTTCATTGCGGCAGGAGTACCAGAAGTATCTTTAGGCAAAATACCTTTTTGGGTGTCTGGAAGCGTTGATGGTCCTAATACTTTTTCAGATATACGACCATCCATGTAGGTGGTTATTTCGACGTTGTTGCCGTTCTTGACTACAGTTACTTTGCTTTTTATTGTGGTGGTTGGGGTGGGTGTGACTGCTGCTGTATTAGATAATTGAGGACCAAAAGTAGAATCAATTTGTTGTGTTGCAATTTTTGGTTTTGGTATATCCGCAATATATTTTATGATTTTGCGTGCTTCTTTTTCTGGAGCGGTATTTTCTGCACCAGACAAAGGGACATATTCTTTTGCTACTTTTTGTAATATCGGAACCAAACTTCTGGCACGAGATTGAAGTTCTTTTTGTCTTTCAATAAAAGTATTACGCAAATCAGAAAACTGGGCAAGGTCTTGTTTTCTTCCACGCGCATCAATATCATCCGATTTAAGATTTCGTGTATAACCGTTTTTAAGGTCTAATGTAATTTGTGCAAGTTCATTTTGAATTTCAATAAAAGTTTTGTAACCTGATTCAAGACCAAGGTTTTCATATTCTGGGTATGTTGTTTCAGCCATTATGCGAGTCCTTTAACTTTCTTGTCCAAAATGTCAAACAGCGAAGCAGCACTAGTAGCCTGCGCTTCAGGACCAAACTGTTGAGAAGCATACGCCTCTGCAGCAACACCAATGTTCGGTGCAGCAGCACCACCATAGGCTTGAGTTGATTTCTGTTTGAAAGCCATCTGACGGAAAGCAGCCTTTTCTTCTGAGGTTGCATCCCGTGCCAAAAACTGTCTGAACACTGAGTCCACTGCAGAATCTAAATCTTGTTTAGCGTCAGGTCGAACACTTCTCCCAAGACCTCCAGTTGCCTTGTACTCTGATAGGAACAATGGACGCGCCACTTTTGTGGTGACACCTGCAAAGTTTGCGAAACGCAAAAACGATTCCATTGCGGTAATGTCTGCTGATTCAAACAGCCCCGTTGGACGAAAGTTCTTTGGGTAAAGTCCACGTGCAGCAAACTCTTTTTGTAAACCGATGCGGTCATTTGTGCTGAGTCTTGCTAGTTCGCTATACGCTTCCTTAGATGCGTCGTACTGTCCACGGACAATAACACCGCGTTCATCTATAAGATTTTGTCCAACATACCCGAATGATGCTGGACCAGCCAATTCGCGCAGACGAGACGATGGTTCTACTTTAGATGAGAGCGGGGTGGTGCTAACAATGTCACCTTCTAGGGGTTTGAATCCTTCCATTTCTGCGCCGACAGCCTGACGTACACCAAGTTTTACATCGGGTGCAAGACCACCAGATGACGAGGCAAGCAGGGACGGAGGAGCCAACGGCGCGGGTTGGGTTACTATTTCTTTGCCTGTTGCTGGGTCTATCTCTGCCATTAGTCTACCTCTCCTGCGAGTTTATCTTCAAAGATGCGTGCGAACTCAGGGTTTTGCTGAACAAGCGTTGCTGCAATACTACTCAACCAGTCCTTTAAAGGTTGTGCACGAACAGAATCCAACGAACTTAACCCTGCTTCGGCGGCTTTTTGTAGTGCTTCATCGCGGGCATCCAAGTACTGTGCAACTGATTGTGCTGTTGCATTGTTGGAAACACGGTTATCAGATACCAATTTTCGTAGTTCTTTTGTAAAATCATCTAGTTCACCAGGGTTGAATTGTGCTTTGGCTGGGAAACCTGGATATTCTTTGTTGAGGGATGCACGCCATTGCGATAGCCAGTCACGCTGTTCAGATGAAAGGGTGTCTCCTAGTTGGTTTCGTTTCTCACGGTAGATTGATGCACCAATCTTGTATTGGGCTGCTGCCACGATTTCTGGGGCTGTGAGTCGTCGACGGTTTTTGTTGTTGAGTTGACGGTTCCAAGTTTGGAAACTGAACCCATCGCCACCAGGGGCTAGGTATCCTGCTGTGTTTCCGTATTCGTCAAATAGGTCGCTGTTGCTTCGTTGCCATCCATCGAACTGTTTGGTTGGTTCTAAACCGCCTTTAACTGGTTCGGTTTTGTGTCCAAGATATATGAAGGCATCTTCACCAAACTTTTTGATGAACTCCTCAACTGCGGAATCACGGTTAATTTCTTGAAGTTTATAAAACTCTTGTGACAAAGCGGAAGCGGTGATGTCTCCGCCATCTGTTTCTAAACGGAAGTCAATACGTGGTGAGGTAGGACCAGTGAATTGGAATAGGGCACGTAAACCTGCCATCACTCTTGCTTTACGTTTTGCATCCGAATACATTTTTGCTACTTCGTTCGGGTCTTGCATATTGTATTCACCAGTTTGTACCAAGAAACGCACTGTTTCTGCGTAGGTGCTACCGAAGATTGTTGCCATGTTTGTTGTGTCACCTTTGATGGCTTCGATTCCACGGACAGCCCATTGAGGTGCCAACGATTTCACGGCAGAAACATCTCCGTATGGCAAAACCATGTTGCGTACAAAGTCCAGTTTTGGTGTATCTGGCAATAGTTCCGATGCGGCAATTTGCACTATTGGACCGCCACCAGGAAGGTTCAAAACTTGGAAAGCACCTCTCATCGGGAACGCTAGTAGGGAACCAGCCCATCCACCAGCAGGGAAGTTGAACACGTTTTTGCCATCTGTTGAATCTTTGGAGAACCACCCTGATAGGGCGTTGTCTGGGTTGTCTGAATCGTAGTTTGCTGCGTTGAAAGCCAAC